TAGTTATTTATGTTTACTTTTATAAATACCTGTATTATTGTGCTGGTGTTAATAATAAAAAAGGGGATAAATCATGATAAAGCACGAGGCAAGGGGAAAGAAATGAAAAGAGTTTACAAGGACCAAAACGTCTATGAAGCGGCGATAGACCGCATAGACTTTATATTTAAGAATTTTGAGAGGGTATACCTTTCGTTTAGCGGGGGTAAGGATTCAGGGGTTATGCTCAACCTAGCATTAGATTACATGAAGGCCAACAAGATAACAAAAAAGCTAGGAATTCAAATTCTGGACAATGAGGCCAACTACGAACTATCTCAAGAATTTATGCATAGGATTTTGGACTCTAACCGCGAGTATCTGGACATTTACTGGTGCTGTATGCCGATTACGCTGCCGTGCACAGTTTCATCTTACGAGATTGACTGGCAGTGCTGGGGCGTAGGTGACGAGCACAGATGGATTCGCCCGATGCCAAAAGACGACTATGTGGTGAACATAGAAAATCATCCTTTTGGCAACCTGTTTGAAGAGAACATGCAATACGACCACTTTTGGGACATGTTTGCGGAATGGTACAGCCAAGGAAAATCAACAGCGAACCTAATCGGAATCAGAACACAAGAAAGCCTTAACCGTTTCCGCGCAATAATGAACGACGCCAAAGAAACTGTTAATGGGTTGCAGTGGACCAAAAAGAACACAAAACATGTGTTTAACTGCTACCCGATTTATGACTGGCGCACTAGGGACGTATGGATTTCAAACGCTAAATTTGAGTGGGATTATAATAAGCTCTATGACACGTTTTATATGGCCGGAGTCCCTGTAGAAAAGATGCGTGTCGCAAGCCCGTTTATGAGCGAATCAAAGTCAAGCCTTAACCTTTACAGGGTGATTGATGGGCACACATGGTCGAGGCTTTGCGCCAGAGTTTCCGGAGCCAACTTTATTGCAACCTACGGGAAGCAGCTAAACTACAGCACGTTTACCCTGCCAAAAGAGCACACCTGGAAATCTTTCGTTAAATTTCTGCTAGATACTTTACCGGAGGAGTCTGGCGCAAATTTTAAGGCCCGCTTCATCCAGTCTATCAAGTTTTGGGGTAGGGTGGGGCGGGGGTTATACCCCGATGTTGTCGAAGATCTGCGTAAAAACAATATCAAATTCCATATCAACGGCACAACGCCACACGGAAAAAACAACCTTGAGAGAGTTGTTATAAAGGTCCCGCCAGACCATCTAGACTGCCTAAAATCACATAACAGTACCGTCACAAGCTGGAAAAGGTTTGCAATAACAATTCTAAAAAATGACCACACCTGCAAGTATTTGGGTCTGGCTCCAACAAAGCATCAAATGAACAGACAAAAAACAATACAGAAAAAATATAGCAAAATAGGAAAGGGGAATAAAAATGAAAGTATTTAATACGTGCGAATTGAGCGAAGACAGAAAAATTAGTTTTCACGCGGGGGTGAGTAATCGGATTATTCTGGCGCGCGATGGAATGGGCTTTGGAATGCACAAGACGGTTATTACTCCAGATGCCGGAAGGGTATTCCAGCACTATAAGAACCATTTGGAAAGCTGCTACTGCGTTTCCGGCAATGCGACTCTAACGAACGCGGCAACCGGCGAAGAATTTAGTATCGTATCCGATTCAACTTACGTGCTCGATAATAACGATCCTCATTACTTTGAGGCGCATGAAGAAACTGTTTTGATTTGCGTTTTCAATCCCCCATTGGCTGGTAACGAGACGCACGACGAATCCGGCTCTTACGCGATTGATAACGGGTTTGAGTCTCCGGTGTACGGTGTCAGGGCGGTTCCTATATCGCAAGTTACAGCAAACGATTACAACCCCAACAGCGTTGCTCCTCCCGAGATGGCGCTGCTTGAAACCTCGATATGGGAAGACGGGTATACGCAGCCAGTCGTGGTGGTATACGACGCAGAAAACGACAAGTATGTTGTGATCGACGGGTTTCACAGATTTTGCGTCTTGCGAGATTCTAGGCGCATTAACGAGCGCGAGAAAGCAATGCTTCCTGTTGTCGTGCTGAAAAAGGAAATGCACGACAGAATGGCGTCAACTATTCGCCACAACAGGGCTAGGGGTTCTCATAATATTGAGCTAATGAGCACGATTGTTGCCGAGCTGGTTGAGATGGGCAAAGGAGACCACTGGATATGTAAGCACATAGGCATGTCTCCGGATGAACTCTTGAGGCTAAAGCAAATTACAGGTGTTGCGGCTCTATTCCAAAACCAAGAATTCTCTAAGAGCTGGGATGCTGAAAACTTTGATGATGTAGATCACCATGAGCTTTGATCGCGTGTATCATCACATAAACCTGTGGGAAGAGGTTGCGGCAAATATGTGGGGTGAGGTGGCTAACGTGCAAGACTCCCTGCAAATAGCCATAGAGTTCACCGGCGACCATGAGGCGTATGGCGCGGCAATGCTTGATGTTGTACAGAACTGGCCGTATAGCTGCGAGAACGCGCTTACCGATAGCTCGCTAAACAAAAAAGCGTGGATCGGTCATGCCGCCGTCGCTTACAGGCTTGGAATTCCAGAGGATATAACTAGAAAAGCGTGGGGGCATTTAACAGATGAGCAGCGGCTACTGGCAAACAAAAAGGCAGAAAGAGCAATTCAAAAATGGTCTGAGCATTACGCAAAAAGTAAAGGCATATTGCCAGAGATGGGAGGGCCGCTGCTACTTTGACGGGATACCTGACGAGGTGCCGAAAAAAATAGCATTAACAAGCCGTGCCCCAAGCTACAAGGCAATTGCAATGTGCATATTGCGAAACGATTTACATTTGCGAGGGCTTGGGTTTGACAATGAAGAAAGCGAGTTGTGCCTAGTTCTTAGGGATGAAATGAAAAAGAAAACAGACAGGCAGATCAGGCTCATATAATCGAGGTTGTGTTGATAACTAAAATAACGTAAAGGAACTACCATGATCATCAATCACGAAGCAAGATATTGGGAAATTAATGGATTGATTTATACGATCATAGTTAGGATAGACCAGAACGGAACAGAGGAAGTAGTACCTGATTACAGCCGCTATTTTGTAAGCATGAGTGATGCGCGTAAATCAGTTAAGAAATACATTAAAGGGATTTAACAATGAGCAACTGCACTGGATGTAGGGCGATTGAGATCAACAACGGGCGATGCCTGCTGGGGCATAAAGTGGGCCGGCAGATAATCAACGGGTACAAAGTCACACACCCGCTGGAGACATGCAGTAAACCAAAAACAGACGCGCAGCTTGCACAGGCGCTGGAGGTGGGGAAGTGAATAAAGCAGAAATAGAAGCGTGGTTTGTGAAACATGAAAATTACTATTATAAGACCATGAGAACTGATCAGCTCCGCGAACTACTGGTGGACTACGCGCTGGTGCCGAGGGTGCTGAGTGTTGAGATGAAAGTAAAGTTAGCGGGTAAATTTTCTGTGCGGTTTCCCGAACAGTGCCCTGAATGTGCCGGAACAGGATGGGGCTGCATGGAGTGCGGAGGCAGTGGCACAGTGATTACGTCTATAACTATTCCATTGGTCACGATAAAACAGATAAACAAAGCCATTATCGAAGCAGCAGAAAACGATAACCCGGCTGATGTTATCGTGGGGGATGGTGGGAAGTGATCCACTATCACGGAACACCAATAGGCGGAAGCCGAGTAGATGCAATTCGATTTCTAACCGGTCGACATGCGCTGATTTCTTTTTTCAGGCAGGATGATATAGGAGCTGCGGCTGACGTATGTCAAAGTTTCTGTTTAGATAATGGTGCATTTTCGGTATGGCAGCGCGGTGGCGTTTTAGATGTAGATGGTTACGTCCAGTGGGTCGAGAAGTGGCACAAACACCCCGGTTTTGATTGGGCGCTTATTCCAGATGTGATCGACGGAAGCGAAGCTGAAAATGACATTTTAATGAGAGATTGGCCTACTAATCTGCGCGGGGTTCCAGTGTGGCACATGCACGAATCAATGCAGAGGTTAAAGGATTTAGCTGCTTACTGGCCTATAGTTTCACTCGGCAGCTCAGGAAACTGGAGAACGCCAGGAACAGCGGCATGGTGGGTAAGGATGGGCGAGGCAATGGCTGCGATCTGCGATTCTGAGGGCAGACCC